CGCCTGTCAACGACGGCTTTGCCTCGCAAAGGGCTCGGTGCCTCCGGTAACAGGGTGGCGAATTCACCGGCCTCAGGTGGCGGTTTCCGCCGGCCTCAGGTGGCGAAAACTCCGGCCCGCGCAGGCAGGATAGCGCGTAACGGCATGCGAGGGCGCATCGCGCTATTTCCTCTCATTGCCGAACTCCAGCGTGCAAGCTTCCCGCGGCCAAAGCCGGCGGTCACATCCTGGCCGATGTCGAGCAGGTCCTGGTGCCGACTCGCGCCGGTCATCGGTGTGGTGGTGACAGTCCACATCGGGCGGCAGCTCAAACTGCAGACGGCCACAGGACGGACAGGTTGTGAACCCGGCAGGCGGCGGATGCGGTACCGCACGGGCGCATATGCGACAGCGGAACCACTCGTCGGTGTTGGGCTGCCCAAAAAGAACGAGGCCGGTCGTGGTTTCCACGTTCGGGAGAATTATGCAACGCTTTCGCCGCGTTGCGGCGGAGGCGTTGCGGGAAGGCGGGCGACTGGCGATCAGCTGAAGTCGGAGGTGGAGACCTTGGCGGTCAGGAAGTTGATCGTGCTGCCGTCACTGAGAGTGACTGTGGTTCCGTTGGTTCCAAGCTGGGCGAAGTTCGTGGTCGTGACGGAATGCCCCTCGAACTTGGAACTGAGGGCGAGCGAGAAGACGTCCTGGCCGGGGAGGAAATCGCCGATGGTGTCAGTGCCGCCGGCGACATCCTGGAAGAAGGTGTTGCCGGCCGTGCCGCTGGCGCCGTGTTGTCCGTAGGCCAAGGAGGAGCCGGAACCGAAGCCGATGTTGTTCTGCCCAGTTATCGAGCCAAAAAGGGTATCGGTGCCGCTGCCGCCAATGATGTAGTTGCCGGTCGAGTTCCATACGGCCAACGTCTCATTGCCGGCGCCGGCAATGACGGTGTTGTTGTTGGCCCAGGAAGCCAGGTAATCGTTGTTGCCGCCGCCGACGATAGTTGTGGCGCCGCTGACCGTGCCGGACTGAATAATGTTGTTTCCGGCGCTGCCGCCCTGGAAGAAGCCGGATCCGCTGAACACGGTGTCAGACCCGGTGCCGCCGAACAGCGTGGCGATGTCGGTGCCGTTGTTGCCTGGGAAAAGGACCACGTTGCCGGCGCCAGGGGCGATGAAGGCGCTGGCGTCGTTGGGGATGTATAGCGTGGAGCCCGCCTGGGCCGTGATGGTGGGCGCCACGGTGGTGGATCCGCTGAGACCAAGCACTTCGATTTGATTGGGCGCGCCGGAGCCTACCGTGACGACGTCGTTGCCGCCAACCACCAAATGGACGAATGCGTTGTTGAACAGGTTGATGGTGGTTGAACCCTGACTGCCATCGATGAATCCGCCGCCACGTTGCGCGCCCGACGAGTCCAGCGCCGAGACCGAGGAGCCATCAACATTGATGACGGCGCTTGAAACCGACGTGTTCTCACTGACATAGTTGTTGCCGCCACCGAGGAATATATTCGAGGTGCCGGTTGTGTTGTTGTTAAGAAAAACCAGAGAGTTGCTGGAGCCGGCGATCACAGTGGTCGGGAGGTTGCTGCCAATCGCACTGACGGTGTTATTGCTGCCGCTGACAATCAGCGCCTGGTTGGTGGCGGGAAGCGAGGGAAAATAGGTGTAGCCGCCGGAAACGGTGACGGTCACGACGCTGGTTCCGGCCGGAACGGTCGTGACGCCGCTGCTCGCGGGAGTATAATAATTTGCCGGAGCCGTGAATGTGTTGGTGACGCCGAGAAGCGCGGCTTGCGCCAGTTGGGTATTGGCGGACGAGGTAAATGGGATCGTGGTGGTTACACCGGGGACTCCCGATACTGTCACGCCAGGCATTTACTTTACACTCCGGACCAAGTGGGCTTGGTACAAATCAGGAACACGTTGTAGTCGGATCACTCGAAACCGTGCGGGCGCGATCGACCTGCATAATTTTACGCCGGATGTCACAAGAGCAGCGCGGCCGGATGAGCCGGTGCGAGCACCCTGCGGCGTGCGCGTGCCCCCGTTCTGGACACGGAAACGCCGAACGTTGCGATCTACCTGACATTCCGATCTTCGGATAAGTGCTACCGTATTCTCAGCCCTATTAATGCATTGCCGAATGTGAGGGCAAGGGTTAACGCGCATGCGCGAGTCACAAAAAATGGAAATCTTGCTGCCTTCCCTGGTTGCATGGCGGCGCACCGTTGCTCGCAGAGGTGCGTGTTTGCGGGCGGCGTATGCCGGAAGGGGATAGGCCGGGGTGTCAGATGCCCGAAATCAGGGCGGTTATTGCTCGTGTCGCCAAAACCTGCCCAACCTTGATGCAGGGAGGGGTTTCTGGGGCGTTTAATTCAGTCACTTCAAAGAATTGCCATCCTATCCGTTCTGGCCGCTTTTGCGCGAACTGCCCCCGGTTCGGGCCAGGCGAACGGCCGTTCTGAGAAGCAGGGCGCGGTCGTCTGGCGGGCAATCGTGGTAGGCGCGCAGCAGTGCCATTTCGTCGGCCCGCAGCGGCAAGGGCGGCGCACCGGGGTCCTGGTCACCAGTGAGCAGGTAGGCGGCACTGGTGCCTAAGACTCTCGCGACGCGAGTGAGATTGCCGCCAATCTGACCGGCGCGGCCAGTTTCCCACTGCGCGACCGCGCTGCGGGTGACGCCGACGGCCCGGGCCAACTGGTCCTGGGTCAGGCCCTGGGCGAGGCGGGCGGTGCGGATCCGAGCACCGAGTTCGGCGGCGGGCGGGGGCGTGTCGATCATGCCACCATCGTAGGTGAGAAATTCTAACGACGACAGATAAAATAATTGACGCACGGATGTTAGGCATATTAACCTTTTGGGGGCAGATCAGGAGGGTACCCCATGGCGGCAGCTATCAATATCTGGACACCTTGCCGCGATTCCCGTCTGCGGCGGATGCGCCAGGAAGGTGCGTCGTGGGAGACGATTGCGGAGGCATTGCGGGTTGATCCGGCAGACGCGGCGCGGCGGGGGCGGCAGATCGGGGCATGGTTGTCGCCGGCGGGGTTGGCTGCCAGCGAGGACCCGGCACGCGATCCACTGCCGGCTGGGCACCCGCGAGCCTGGACAGAACTCACCGCCGGAACCTGGCTGGCTGGCACTTGCTATCCGGCGCCGGGCGACGAGGGGAGGCGCGTATGAACCCTCTGCATGAGGAGGCCGCGGCTGTCCTGGCGGTGAGACCGGCGGTCCAATCGCGGGCAGGCTCGCGCCGGGTGACGGGCGCGCGACCGGCGGCGGCGGGCGATTACGATGCGCGGCTGGTGGTTGCGCGCCTGGAGGAGGCGGGCCGCACGTTGATGGCCCTCCCACAGAGCGGATACTCGACCGCATTCCGGCTGAATGCGGCGGCTCTTGTGCGCAATGCCATCGAGGCCGAGGGTGGCGATCCGTCACCGTCGCGGCTGCGCCCGGCGGTGCCGTCGGCGGAAGGAATCACGCGCATGGACGAGGCGCTGGCGTGGATTCCGCTGATCCCGCGCGACCGCGCCGTGCTGCGGCGGATCGTCGGCGCCCGGGCCTTGGTTCATCCGCTGACCGAACGCCACCTTTACCCGTGGCGACGCCTGGGGACACTGCTCGGTGCAGACCACAAGGCGGTGCAACGCTGGCACGCGCAAGGCGTGGACATGATCGTCAGCGCGTTGAACGGGGCAGCGGCCTGAGCCAGACGGCGCTCCAAGCAGGCGAACCGTTCGGGCGGACAACAAGGTTGTCCGCCCGAACGGCGGCGCGCAAATCGATGGGGCGATAGAGGGTATCGGCGCAAGCACGTCTCGTCGGGCTAAGGCAGCAGGCTGGTGCCGATGTGGGGCAGGCGAAACTCGGTGCGGCAGCGCGGGTTGACATAGACGCCGGTGGCGGCATCGTCGTCGAGATGGCCCTCGACTGTGAGAACGAAGTGAGGGGTCTTGGCGTCGGAAGGGCCGGAGACATCCCGATGGGGTTGGCCGGTGATCAGGCGTCCGGAAAAGCTGCCGTCGGGCGCGACCTGGCCGGGAATGACCAGGGCGCCGTCGGAGGGGGCGAAGCTGAACCGGTCGGCGACCCGGACAAACGTGGCCACGCCTTGCCCGCCGGCCGTGCAACATCGCATTGAGCCAGCATACCGGACCTGGCTGGTGAGCGGAACGGCACAGCCCGCTCCGACCAGGCAGGCGGCCAATGTGGCCGCCATGCCCCGGCGGATCAGAGCGGAGTCAGCGTGACCATGGCCACGCCGCGGTCGAGGATGCCGAGTTCGTGCGCCGCGGCGCGCGACAGGTCGATGATGCGGCGCCGGGTTCCGGGACGATCGTTGATGGTCACGACCACATTCCGATCGCTGCCTGCCAGGGTAACGCGGACGCGGCTGCCGAGCGGAAGATTGGCATGGGCGGCGGTCAACGCATCCTGGTCGTAAATGTCGCCGCTGCTGGTGCGCTTGCCGTGCCAGCGGGAACCGCCGTACCAGGATGCGAGGCCGCTCTGGATGCCGGAAGCGTGGCCGGCGGATGTGGCGGGACCGTCGTCGATAAAAGCGGCGGTTCGGGTCAGGGCGGGCCGGGCATGGGCATTGCCGGCGACCGCATGGACGGCGGGTGGGCGGCGGAGGCGGGGTGCCAGGGCGGCCTGCTGGCGCCCATGGCGCGTTTGGTGGGATTTTCGCTGTTCGGTTGGGGCGGCGGGACGTGGTCCGGTGGTGTCTTGGGCCTGAGCCGTCGGTGCGAGCGCAGGACCCATCAGCAGAACCGATACGACGACGCCCGAAAGGGCGCTTCTTGCTTTGTGGATCATCAATCTTATTCCCGTTCCAGTGCGGCGGACCCGTGTAGGGGCCGTGGCCATGAAGGAACCGCTTGCCCAAGCGGGGCTGGCGGCAAAGGCGTGGATAAAACGGCGTGCATCGAGCCTTGGAAACCGTGCGTCATCAACCCGGAAATTGTGGCTGAATTGCGGCTCGAAGGCAAGGATGCTGGCCGGAGGCCGGATCGTCACTGCGAGGCGCCCGGAATTTCCCGAAATGACTTTTTGGTTTTGCCGCAAGCACAATGGGTTCACGGCACATTCTGTGCGCTGGCGAGAGGTCGGGGAAAAAATCTTGCTGACAAGAAAAAAAACCTTGCCCAAATGCCCCGGTCTGGGGTATCAATCCCGACATGATCGGCGGCGTGCGCGGACGGAGGTCCGGCACGCCGTTTTGCGTTTCCCACCCGCAGTGAGCTTGGCCCGGACGAATGGCAGATTCGTCGCTGGGATTGGCCGAGTTGGCCAGGATGGCGCTCGCTCCGCTTCAGCCGGCGGCCCACCATATGCGCCTTCTGGCGGAGTTGGAGCGGCTGGAGGCGGGCGAGATCGACCGCCTGATGGTGCTGATGCCGCCCGGCAGCGCCAAATCGACTTATGTTTCGGTTTTGTTTCCGGCGTGGTGGCTGCACCGTCGGCGCGGCGCCGCGGTGATCGCGGCCTGTCACACAGCAGACCTGGCGGAGCATTTTGGGCGCCAGGTGCGCCGGCTGGTGGCTGAGCAAGCGCAGGTGCTGGGCTACGGGCTGGTGGCAGGCGACCGTGCAGCCGGGCGTTGGGCGACCAGCGATGGAGGCACTTATTATGCCACCGGGGTGCGCGGGCCGATCACCGGGCGCCGGGCCGACCTGGTGGTGATCGACGACCCGGTGAAGAGCCACGCCGAGGCGGACAGCGGGCTGCATCGCGAGCACATATGGGACTGGTTCCGCAGCGACCTGATCACCCGGCTGCGACCGCGCGCGCGGATTGTTTTGGTGATGACGCGGTGGCACCCGGACGACCTGGGCGGGCGGCTGCAGGAATCCGATGACGGTTGGACGGTGCTGCGTCTGCCCGCGCTGGCCGAAGCGGATGATCCGCTGGGACGGGCGCCGGGTGAGGCGCTGTGGCCGGATTGGGAAGACCGCGCGGCGTTGGAGCGCAAGCGGGCGATGGTGGGCAGCCGGGTATGGTCGGCATTGTTCCAGCAATCACCACGGCGTGACGCCGGCGGGCTTTTCCCGGTCAAGCAGATCGACGTCATCGAGGCGGCGCCGGTGGAGCTGCGCAGCGTGCGCGCCTGGGACCTGGCGGCGACGCCGGGTGGCGACGGGCGTGATCCGGACTGGACGGTTGGGCTGAAGCTCGGGCGCGAGCCGTCCGGTCGTTTCATTGTGCTTGACGTGGTGCGGCTTCGCGGCGGCCCGCATGAAGTGGAGGAGGCGATCGTGATGACCGCGCACCAGGACGGACGTACGGTTCCGATCGGCTTGCCACAGGATCCGGGCCAGGCCGGCAAGCACCAAGTGGCGTGGCTGGCCGCCAGGTTGGCCGGGCATCGGGTTGTGGCGTCGTCTGAAACCGGCGCCAAGCTGACTCGCGCGCTGCCGGTGGCGGCGCAGGCGGAGGCGGGCAATCTGCGGCTGTTGCGCGGCGGCTGGAACCGGCCGCTGCTGGACGAACTGCGCGACTTTCCGCACGGGCGCAAGGACGACCAGGTCGACGCGCTGTCGCGCGCTTTCTCGATGCTGGCCGATACGCCACAGCCGGTGCGGCGTCTGCATCTGCCCATCATGTCCCGCTGAGGTACAGGAACCAATGTTCGAGACCATCTGCGGACTGATCCCGCGCGATCCGGATTACGGCGAGCGCGCGCGGCGCCTGGATATTCTGAAACGGGTGCTGGAAGGCCGGCTGTACGACGTGCTGCCATACGAGTTCCACGAGGAACGCAATTCGGCCGGCGAGTATGTTCAGCTGCGTTGGCGCCGCCCGTCGGTTCGCTATCCGCTGGCCCGCATCGTGGTGGATGACAGCGTCGCGCTGGTGTTCGGTGATGGTCACTTCCCGACGCTGGACAGCGAGAACGCCGCGGTGCGCGCGGCGCTGGCGGACATATCCAAGGAGGCCGGGCTCAACCGGGTGATGCTGGACGCGGCGCTGCGCGGCTCGGTGGGGTCGGTGGCGATCCAATTGCGGGTGCTGCGCGGTCGTGTGTTCCTGCAGGTGCTCGATACCGTCCATCTGACCCCGGTCTGGGACCCGGAGGAGCCGGACGCTCTGCAGAGCGTGACAGAAAAATACAAAGTGCCGGGACGGCAGCTGGCGGCTCAAGGGTACGTGCTCGCTGACGAAGCCCCGGCATACTGGTTCATGCGCCGTTGGGATACAGAAACGGAAACATGGTTCGAACCGTGGCCGGTGGGCCGACAATACGTGAAGCTGGTGGATGAGGCACGCACGGTACGGCATGGGCTCGGCTTCGTCCCGATAGTGTGGATTCGTAACCTGCCAGGCGGCGACGGCGTTGATGGCAGCTGCACCTTTCGCCCGGCGATCGAGACAGCGATTGAGATCGACTACCAGCTCAGCCAGGCCGGACGAGGACTGAAATACAGCTCGGACCCCACGCTGCTGGTGCGCGAGCCGGCGGCGCAGGATGGCGAACTGATCCGCGGCGGCGGCAATGCGCTGGTGGTGTCCGAGAAGGGGGACGCGAAACTGCTGGAAATTGGCGGCACCGCGGCGGCGGCCGTGATCGAGTATGTACGTACGTTGCGTGAACTGGCTCTGGAAGGCGTGCACGGCAACCGCGCTTCGGCGGACCGGCTGTCGGCGGCGCAGTCGGGACGGGCACTGGAGCTGATGAACCAGGGGCTGATCTGGCTCGCCGACAACCTGCGGGTGAGCTACGGAACGGGGCTGCTGGAGCTGGCGCGGATGGTGATCCGCGCTTCCAATCGCTACGCGCTGCGTACCCACGGAGAGCGTATCCCGCGGCTAGATGTTTCGGCGCGGGTCGGCCTGAAATGGCCGCGCTGGTATCCGCCGACGGCCGAGGACCGGCTGCGCGACGCACAGACGCTGCGCGTCCTCGCCGCCGGCGGCACCATATCGAAGGAGACAGCCCTCAAATCCATTGCCGACGTCTACGATATCGAGGACGCGCCGGCGGAACTCGCACGAATTGCAGCCGAGAGGAACTCATGAGCGAACCCAATCCGATCGACCAACCGACCGAGGATGCCGAGGCGCGCGCCGCCGCGCTGCAGCGCCGCCTGGAGGAGCAGGAGGCGCAGAGCCGCGAGCGGCTGATCCGTGCGGAGCTGAAGGCCGAGGCATTGTCAGCCGGCATGGTGGATCTCGACGGGCTGAAGCTCGTGAACGCCGACTCGCTGACCATTGATGAGGCAGGTGAGGTGCAAGGGGCGGCGGCGCTGATGCATTCGGTGAAGCGCGCCAAGCCGTGGCTGTTTGCCGGCGCCAGTGCATCGAGCACGGCAACCCCGCCGCGTGCCGAGCCGCCGCGGGCGCGGGTGGCCACCGAGATGACGACCGAGGAATGGCTTGCCGCGCGCGCCGACCTGCTGCGCCGACGCTAACATCTTCGACAGACGGACCGACCAGAACCCGCGGCGATGGGCGGCGGGGATCGTGCAACCGCGAGAGTAGAGCATGGGCATCCAGAATTTTCCCGCCGCGCTGCAGCCAATCATCCAGCAGGGATTTCTCGAGCGCAAGTTCGAGGAGGCGCTGCGCAGCCGCCTCGGCTATCGCGCCGTGGCCGATCGCGAGGATTTCGCGGTCGGCATCGGTGAGACGCTGACCAAGACACGTGTGGGCCTCAAGCCGAGCGTGACGGTGCCGCTCGTTCCGTCGACCAACACCAATCTGGACAACGGGCTGACGCCGCAGGCTTTCGGCGTTGAGCAGTACACGATCACCATCAACCATTATGCGGCGACCACCGACCTGAACACGGTGACCAGCCGTGTGGGCATTGCCAGCCAGTTCCTGGTGAACGCGGCGATCAATGGCGAGCAGGCTGCGCGCAGTCTGGACGAACTGGCGCGCAATGCCCTGTTTGCCGCCTATTTCGGTGGCAATACGCGGGTGCGCACCACCTTGGCCGCGCCCGGGCCGACCATTGCGGTGGACGATGTGCGCGGCTTCCAGAACACGTTCGTCAACGGCGTGCAGACCCCGGTGGGCGGGTCGGCGTCGCTGACCGTGACGGTCGGATCGGATGCCTATACCCTGGTGGGGACGAGCGCCGATGCGGTGAACGTGTCGACCACGCCGGGCGGCATCTCCGGCACGCTGACCTTTTCCAGCGCGGTGACGGTGGCGGATGCGACCGCGCTCAATACGGTGACGGCGGCGACCGCGAGCGCCGTGGTGAGGCCGTACGGGCGCACCAACACGACCGGGCTGCAGGCGGGCGACACGCTAACCATGTCGTCGCTGCTGAACGCGGTGGCGCTGTTGCGGCTGAACGCGGTGCCGGAGATCGACGGCGTGTTCAACTGCTATCTCGATCCGGTTTCGGCCAGGCAACTGTTTGCCGACAACGACTTCCGGCAGCTGTTCATCGGTGCCACCTCGGCAAACCAGGTGTTCAAGAGGGGCATGATCAACGACTTCCTGGGGCTGCGCTTCATTCCGACGACCGAGGCCTATGTGCAGCCACAC